CGCTTCACCACCACCGGTGACTAAAGAGGCAAGTACTGATGATACGATGAGTTACTTTGCTAAATTAGCTGCTGAAGCTTAAAACATCCTTTGTTTTACCCCACTTCGGTGGGGTTTTTAGTAATTAATTACCAGGAGTTATCCAACCCTCGGCCGGTGCTCTAGTATTTAAATCATTAGTATTTAATTTATCAGCACTAAATTTATTAATAATAATACTAGTTGAATTATCAGAGCCAGTTTTTGATGAATCAATATTTACATTACCATTATTACCATTATTACCTTTTTCTAATACTTGCTTCCTTAAAAATTCTAACATTTCTTGTTGTTCTATTGTTTGAGCTCCTTTATTAGTGAAGCTAGGATTTATCTTAAATTTCTTCGAAATAACTGGAGGCTTATAAAACTCTGAAATAGGTTTCATTGTCTTGTCATGCGGGTCAACACCCATTGGAGTTTGAGCAGGATCATATATTGCATTATGTTCTATTAATGCAGCACGATCAGCGTCTTTAGTTTCTTGACTTAATACATTTTCTGTATTTGCTGTTTGTAAGTCCTGTAACTTTTTAAAGTATTCTTCTGCCTCATCAAGCAATGCATTAATTTCATCCCAATATGCATATATTAAAGTAGCACCTACTGCAGCTACAACAGCACCAATAGGACTAAATAATGGTAATAAAAATGCTGCCCTTGCGCCAATAAAACTAAGTAATTTAAGGCCGTGCTTTTTTACCATACCCACAATTCGCTTAATCAACCCTTGCTTTTTCGGTGAGCCCTTCCACATAGGAATTACATTTGGCATCATATTACTTCCAGCGAATTTTTCGTTGTATGGAGTATAACCTAATCCCTTTCTAGCACCACCTAGTGTTGCTAGTCTTGTATCTTTACTAGAGCTTTGGCCCACATTGTCCATACCATACTTTTTATTTCTTTGCGCATTGGCAGTCTCTTGAGCTGTTTCTCTTTTTGCTAATGAAGTAGAACCTACAAATGATGCTTTAAACTCTTTACGAACTTCACGGAATACATGAGTGTTAATTTCAATTTCTTTTAATAGTGAAATCATGGAATCACAGCACTCATCCATACCACCACCACCACCACCTTTACCAGTGCCCCAACCTTTACCCATTGCAGCACCGGCTTCAAATTTTCTATCTAGATCTCTACTATATGTAACTCTGGCTTTCTTATTTTTACTATATCTACCGCCTCTTGATTGTTTAATTTCGCCGTGATCCCATATCTGTAAACTTCTATAAGATGCTTTTTCTTTTGCCTGGTCCAACCAAACTTTTTTCTTGGCTTTTTCTCTCTGTAAATACTCTACCTTACCAGTATCATGACTATCAAGTGGACCAAAACGCTTTTTCTTTGTTATCTCTTGAATTCTTTTATTAAACTCTGCCTGTTCCTTTCGTTTATACCAAAACTCTTGGCCTTTACGTATATGTACACTTTCCTGAACTTTACTTTTTATTTGTGCTTTACGAGTTGCTTCGCCAAATTCATTTTGTACCTTTTCGTCACTTTCTGATGTAACTCTAGTTACATTATGTTTTTTCATAACCGCTCTTTGTGCTGCACGAATATCTCTTGATCTAGTTAAAGATTCTGATTGTTCACCACTTGTGTTATCTATTCTTTGTTTTAATTGGCTTGCACTATCTCCAGATATCATACCGTGCATTCTTGTAATGGATTTAATGATATTTCTAGAAGCAGCAGCGGTGGTAGCAATTAATTCATCAAAGTTAGCATCATTTTGCATGGCAACTGTTGCAGTTGATTTACCAATCTCTTTAAATTGATTACCCATCATATCAAACTTCTTATCCATTGACGTGAATTGTTCATCCATCTTACCGAAGGTAGTACCAAACTCACCAAACTTTGAAAATTCAAATAGTAATGTGGCAGTTTCTAATTTTTTAAGGGTTTCCATATTGGAATTAAGATCAGTTAATGCCCCGTTCACATTTGTTAATTGATTTGATACACCACCAAGTGCAGCTACATTTGCTTCATTACCTGCTTGTATTGCACCTTCCAATTGCCCAGCACCAGACCCAGCTCCAAACTGAGCTCTATCTAAACCTGTAGAGCTCAAACTTGAGCCTTCTGCTGTATCAGCAACACCTCTGGTTGTTCTTTGCCCCGCCTTAATTGCCTTCCCGCCTATAGTAGTCTTAGCCATATCATTTATCCTTGTTTCTTAAGATTTTCTGTTTCTTCCCTAATTTTATTATCTATGAGTGATATATATATCTCCCTTTCCCACGGCATCATATTATCCAACTCTGTCAATGTAAAGTTATGCTCTTCCACAATAATAAAATTAAGTCTAAAGATATTTTCTAGACTATTATTAGAAAGAGCTATATAAAAAAATCAGCCAATGAATTATAACCAATTTTATTTTCTTCACCACATTTACATTTCCATTCAATATCATAATTTATATGAGGTGTTGATAATAATGAAGCTAATAATGGATTAAACTGATTTGTGTTCATATTACCTAAAAATTCTATAACCTCTTCTAATGAAATAGTATTAGTATCGTATATTTCATCCTTATAATAAATTGTCTTAATTGATAATGCGACTGAAGTAACTAGAATATCTTCATCTTTAATATTTTCAAATTTTTGTCTATCACCAACCGATGGATATTTTAAATCGATAATGAGTTGATTGCCTAAATCTTTCCTCATATCAGATTCATTTAAATTAATAACTTTTATATCATCAAAATTAACTTTAACCTTTGTTTTCTCTTCACAATCTTCCTTTAAACATGTATAGGTTAAATCAGATGTTTCACCAACTGATTTAGCTCTAATCTTAACAAAAATATATTCTAAATCAAATATTGTTAAGTCTTCTAATTTAATATTATCTGGTATACAATTTAAAACAGTAGCATTAATTGCATTTTCTATTTGATCTGGATCTTCAGATTCTAATGCTAATAATAAAACTTTTTCTTCCTTAACCAAATAAGGTCTATATGTAATTTTCTTCCCAGATGATGGTATTTTTAAACTGTATTCTGGCAATTCAAGTGTTGGTAATATATTCATAATTTAATCCTATATGTTAAAATAAATTTCTAATGGCTCCTATTTGGCCCATGGTTCCTTCCATTAATGATTTTCCTTGATTCCATAGTGAACCAATAGAATCAAATAATGATTCCTCTGTCCAATCATCATACCCTAGCGTTATCGATACCTCAACAACCTGATTTTCAGATCTATTAGATAACTCTATTGCATTAACAGCAATAGGGAATGCGTTTAATAACTTAACACCATATGCTGGTATAAAATCATTACCTGATCCCATTTGTTGAATAACTATATCTGTTGTATATGTACTCTTATATGCAATTCCTTTGTCCCCACCTGACACGATCATATCTTGCCAAGAATCAAAATATTTTTTAATGTAATAATCATTAGTTAAAGTAAATGTAAATGAAACTTCTTCTACCAAATATGAATATGGTTTCTTAACTGCTTTATGTGTTGTACGTTTTTCCATAGTAGCAATTCGCTTACCTGGTAGTTGTACTGAACTACATAATAAAAACATATCCCTAGGATCATTAAAGAACATCATTGGGTCTATGGACCCTGAGTTAGTTATTGTTGTTAATAGATTTGAAGCTAGTCCAGTCCAATCGGTATTTAATAATCCCTGTTTCTTATTAGGGTGTGATATATAAATAGCAAATCTATTTGATCTGGCGACACCACCTCTTCGCCCAATGGTTGATTTTAAATCATCTATAGTTGTTGGTAACATTAGTATTTCCTCTTACTTTGTTTCCAAACAAACCCTTTCTTCTTTTTGGCAAAGTTTTCAGTAGGTAGGAATATAGCAATATCCCATTCTGAAGCCTCAACCTTTACGATTTTAGAATTTATTTGACTTGTTAAATAATGCTTAAAACATGGTGCGAAATATTTGTATTTCTTTGCAGACTTTAAAAGACTATAATTTAATTTTAATCTAGTTGTTTCATCAAACTTTTTGTTATTTGCAATATCAGTTAATCTATCCAAAAACATTGCACGTTGTTTTAATGGAAGGTAATGTAAATTAAGTCCATAAAAGCCACCAGGTGCTTTACTTACCATAATAGTTAATGGGAACCTATCATAATATGGTAATGTCTTTCTGTGTTTAGGATCATAGATATACATAAACATATCACCAATCCTTGGTCTTTGTTTTGTTTTTAATCTATCATCCTTAAGCATTTTATGCATATTGATTTGCGCCATACCTCTAAGTTGAGATTTAAACCAATCTTGTGCTTCTTTAGATCTCTTTTGAAGACCTCGTCTGTATGCTTCACTTTCTAGTTTGTCGAATAAACTTCCCATATTGTTATTTATACCTTCTTCTTAATTTTCTTAAACGACTTCCAAGTCTTCTTACCCACCTTAGTTTTTGATGCTTTATTCCTCATGGTCAGTAGGTTAATACCAAATCCCTCTAAAGTCTTCTCCGTCCATATTTCAAAATGATAACCTCTATTATCTGCATACTTTTTAGCATACTTCCATTTAGAAATATTCTTAATATACCTTAATGATTCATTAAGATTCTTTTTTCGTTTAGGTGGTAGTGTTTGGCCGTGTGGTTTTATTTCAACCAATAGAACCTTTCCATTATTAAACTTAATAGTTAAGTCAATGAAGTATCGATGGGGTTTATTATCGGTACCACATATATATGGCACAATAGTTTCTTCTGAATTCCACCAACGAACGTTCTTTTGTTTTTCAATCCATTTAAAGGTTTGTTTTTCCCAATATGACCGGTATGTCACCTTGGTATAATCACCTTTATATTTTTCTGGGAATCTTACCTTGTATTTGCCTTTATAGGTTTGCATGTATTATTTATAATTAATGTATAAATAAGTATTATTATACAAAGGTAATACAAATTTCAAATGATTACTAGAGAAGAGGTAAATATGTCTGCATCAGAAAATACATGGAGTTTTGATGGCATAGTAGATAGCGTAAGTGACTTCGTAGGCTCAGTAGGAGATGGAGTGTCTGGACTAATAGATGATGCTACAAGTGCATTTAACTTTGATGGTGATGGTCCTTTAGATGCTATAGGTTCTGGCATGCCAGGTGTTGGTAAGCCAATGCTACAATATCCTGAAACATTAGGGGCTTCGTCTAGTAATTCAATGTATGAATCAGACCCAGAAAAAGATGATTCATGGATGGCACATACGCCAGATAAAGGTGATGATGCAATTATAAGTAGTAAAACTAATGACCCATTTATATCATTTCAATTTAAAGAAATTTCTACAACAATGGATGATGTCAAGAAGAAGGAGTTTGAAAGTACTAAATTAGTTAAAGGTGTTCTTATTAGTAAAGGTGTTGGTGCTCTCACCTCTACGTTATTGGCAACTAAAAATACATCACCAGGGGATACAAATATTGCAAAGAAAATTGGTGGTGTTGTTTCAAATGTAGCTGCTATTGGTTATATTGCTAATGCAGTAGCGACAATGTCTAAGAGTATAGATTCAAAGCCGGTTAGACATACAACTGCTAGAGTATCTTTATATATGCCAGCATCAATTCAAATTTCTGACTCTGCTGAATATTCACCTACTTCAAATAAAGCATTAGCATATGCAGGTGAACTATCCAATAAACTTAGAGATGCAGATGGTAATATAACAGCTACTAGTGCTTTTAATGCTTTTAAAGAGGGTGATTTTGGTGGTGATGTTGGTGTTGGTCTTGCTGCTGCTGCTGGTGAAACTATAATGGGTGGTGGCTTAATTGGTGCCGCAGCATCACAGATAGGAATGGGTGATATGTCAATGATGGCTGCTATGGGTGAAAGTATTAAGCTAGTTGGTGATGAAGAATTAAGAATGTTAGGTAAGGCAATTAATCCAAATGATTATATGCAATTCAAATCTATTAATTTAAGACAATTTTCTCTTAGTTTTAAATTTTTACCTGATTCAATGAATGAATCACTACAGGTAAGAGATATTATTAAACAATTTAGAAAATCAATGTACCCAATTAAACACTCGGCTATTACTATGACAGTTCCTGATATATTAGAAATTAAATTTCATAATGTTATGGGTATGGTTAAATTACCTGAAGTTGCATTAACTAATGTTAACATTAACTATAATCCAAATTCAGCTTCTTTCTTTAAACATTCAGGCCAACCTGTTGAAATTTCTATGGATATACAATTACAAGAAATTCACCCAATTCATAGGAAAGATGTTGAGGAGGGTTTCTAATGGCATATTTTACAAATTTTAAAACAATAGAATATGATATTAATGGTGATGGTATATTCGATGACATTACTAATTTATCAGCAATAGCTAAAATATCAGATAATTTAATTGGAAATGCAACATTTTATGATTTAGTTAATATTAATGATGGTGAAAGACCTGAACAATTAAGTTATAGATTATATGGATCTACCAATTATTATTGGACATTTTTAATGATAAATAAAAATATTAATAATATATGGAATGATTGGCCTAAAAGTTCAAGCCAATTAAAAGAATATTGTGAACACAAGTATGAATATATTGCTGCTATAACAAAGGATAATATGTATTATACCAATAGCGTTACAGGTATCACATCTGCTAAATTTGAAATTGGTGCTATGGTTACAGCATCATCAGGCGCTATTGGTATCATCAAGGAAATACATAGAAATAATAAATATTTAGTTATTGAAGTTACTTCAGGTGAATTTAATCCAGCCGGGGAAACTATATATACACCAACTAATGCTGATGATTCTATTAACTGTACATCAATTGTATCTAATGCTTACGCCCCTAAATTTTATTTAGATATTTCAACAGGAGTACCTACGGCACCTAGAAGTACAGGAACTTATGCATATACTAATTATCAATTTGAAAATATGCTTAATGATAAAAATATGTCGATTAAAGTTATTAAGCCAGATTTAATATCAGATATAATATCAGAGTTTAATATAGAAATTAGTCAATGAAGGGTTTAACTAACTCCAATGCATTAGAAAAAATCATAGTATCCTTTAACTTTAAAGGAAAGGCCTTTGATATTAGTGCAATGGTTACAACATTAAATATATCAGAAAGCATATATGGCGATTTATATGGTACTTTAGAAGTAACTGATAATGCAGGTATAATTGATAATATCATTATTACAGGTGATGAAATAATAAATATATCTTTTTCATATTTTGATTTGCCTATTAATATGGCATTTATTTTAAATGGTATTAGAGATATAAATATTGGAGCTGAAGGACATAGAAAAACTTATCAAATGGAGCTTGGGTCTATTAATGATTATATTTCAGCAACACATTTAGTATCAAAATCATATGAAGGCAAATCAACTGATATTATAGGTAAAATATTTATGGAATATTTTGTTTTTGATGATTTATTAATTAGAACAGATTCATTAAATACGGGTAAATATATTGCTCCAAATATATCACCTAAAAAGGTAATTAAAACATTACAAAATAATTCATATGATAAAGAACATACCATGTTTTATATGTTTCAAAATTTAGCGACTAATGGTACTAGTATATTAGATTCATTAAGTAATATGTTAAGTTTGGATCCAATATTTGAAATTTCACCTAGATTAGCATTTAGTGATGAAATAGAAAAAGGCCCTATAAAACATTCCATTGGTAGACCAACTAATATTATTATTAATGATAACATTAATGTTATTGGTATGTCATCCTCTGGAGTAAGAGGTAATTCTATGGATTTTATTAATTTAGATTCATCATCTAGTATTAAAACAATATTTAGAGGTACATCTAAACCCGCAACTAATTCTATTATACCAATTAGATCTAATATGTATGACATTGGTGAATCTTTAGTAACAGGAAAGGATGATGTTAATATGACACAAGCTAGATACAGTAGTGCCGTCGCTTTTTCTATTAATGCCGTGGCATATAACACTCCTGCAATACCAGGTTTATGTGTAGGTCATACTATTAAATTAATTATAGATAATTCAACTGAAACTAGAAATAACTCACCTAAAGATAAATTTAGTAACAAATATGCTAATAACTATATTGTTTCTGCTATTGATCATCATTTTGAAGGTGGTTTATATACACAAAATATTAAATTATCAAGAGGTATTATATGATATATTATGGAATTATTGAAGATATTCATGACCCTAAAAAACTAGGAAGAGTGAAGGTTAGAGTATATGGTGTACATGACTCCAATAAACAAAAAATTCCTACTGAATCTCTCCCTTGGTCATTAGTACTAGGCCCAACAACATCTCCTGGTATATCAGGTGTTGGTCATTCATCATTTTTATTACAAGGTGGTTGGGTTGTAGGTTCATTCATTGATATTGATCATCAAGATTTTATGGTACTTGGATCATTACCGACCAAATCTGGATTTGAATTCGCTAATATAACAGAAGGTTTTTCTGATCCAAAAGGTCAATACCCAAGACAATTAGAAGAAGAAGATAATAATTTAAGGGCAAGAGGTAGACCAGATCCAAATGATTATGAGGTACAAGGTGTATATCAACCAAGGTCTGCTTATTCTCCTCAATACCCATATAATCATGTATATGAATCAGAGTCCGGTCATCTTAAAGAATATGATGATACACCAGGTGCTACTAGAATTAGAGAAAGAC